TCGTCAGTCGAAGGTTGTCAAAGGGTTCGGTATGCACCGTTGCACCCTGTCGCTGTGGGGCTTCGATGGCGATTCCGGATCGAGCGTTCGTCTGCTGCCCCATCTGTTCCTCGACGGCGCCGCTGACTTCCTGCAGCTCCATCTTGGCTTCTTTCATAATCTCGAAGTGTTCCCGGGCTACCGCCACATCCTGCGAGAACTGGAACTTCTTCATGGTGAGTGCGCCGGTATTCAGCTCGATCCACGCATCCGGCCGGCTGATCTCCCGCTTGGCCGCTTGCGGATCCTTTAGGGCGTTCGTCTCGAAGAACACGCGGCGGGTGGTGATGATATGCGAATACTGGCTGCGGTTTTTATTGATCTCGCGCTGCGGATCCTTCATGTTCCGGATCATGCCGTACGGATTCCCGTTCTCGTCCATGTAGCAGATGAACGGGATCATTGGGAATTGGTTGTGCTGGTAGGGGGAGGGTTTTTCGGGCTCGAGCATGGTATCGCCCGAGAAGATCGCCGTGAACATCTTCTGCACGGGTTTCTTTATAACCCGGATCACATCCGGCATGGCTACGATCGTGGGATTCGCCGCAAGCATATCCGCGCCGATTTCCTTTACCGCGCCGTTTTTCAGTTTCAGGAACACCAAAGGCACGGTTTTCTTGAAGTACATCTGCACCAGGAGTACCCGTTGCCGCGTGGTATCGCAGTATTGCACGGGCTCCCCGGATGCGTACTGATCGGGTTTCGTCCGGGTATGGATCCCGCCTTCGGCCTTGCTCGTCTCCATGGCGGTCTGCAGCTCGTCCTTCTTATCCGGCCAGGTCTGCTGCGCGATATCGAGATCGACCCATGTTTCCTTGAACATATACCGCGCATCGTCCAGGAGCACATCCCGGGCGTACGGATCCCAACCCACCTTTCGCCAGTCGAGGTAGTTGAGCGCGATTTCTTCCTCGCGGGGATCGTCGTTTTCCACGATCTCCACCCAACCGATGCCGGCTTTCAGCCCGTCGAAGAACACATCGGACATTTTATGGTCGGCGTTGCTCTGATCCTGGATGTACTTGAATCCCGCGGATATGGCGTCTGCCGTGCCGCCGTCCTGGGCTCCCCGGGGCCGAGCGTTGATATCCGTCCGGGAGCGTATTTCGATGCCCTTCTGCAAGTCGATCGTCGGCTTGATCCGGTTGATCGACAGCACCGGCCGGCCTTCGGCCTGGAGCAGCGCGATATCCTCTGCCTTCCATTGGCCCTTGCCGCCGTGGTAGAAATTCGAGTCCTCGAGGGATTCCTCGCGCCACGCGCCGGAGGACTGTTTCGCTTCCTCGTGCCATTTTTTCAGGGATACGACGTTCGGATCCGTTGGTTCCCCCGTCTTGTCCGTTGAGGGAGGGGTGAGAGCGTTGATTATTTCGTTCGTATACGCCACGATTCCCCCTTAAATGCTCATCCAGCTACGGACGGGCTCTTTCGGTGCGTATCGGCGCTTCTTCTCCGCTTCGCTCTGCTCGTCTGCCATGCCGAAGTAGTAATCCTTCAAGATATCGTAGAGATACGCGCCCATATTGATCCCGTCATCGTGCCAGACGGGGAAATTCCGCATTTCCATCTTCATCCGGTCGATGTAATTGCTTGGACACGCCGTCGAGTAGAACATTTTCCCGTTGTTCAGCGGCCAGGCGAGTGCGGATTCGATCATTTTCTTCTTGTTCCTGCCGGCCGGCCGCAGGAGGACGCCGTTCCCACCTTTATCCCACGAAACGTAGCGCCCGTAGGCTCTCAGGGCGTTGCTGATATGAAGGTGGGTGGTGGACAACCCTACTTTTTCGACGCCGAGCTTCATAATCATCCCGGCTTTCAGGTACATCCTCACGATCTGATCTATCGCTTCGGATTCCGACGCCGGCGTGATCCACAGATCCTCGTAGAACACCCTGCTTTGTCCCAAATCGTCGGAAAACGGCTCGACGGCAATCACTCCCACGGCCCAGGAGTCCATTCCCCGCTGCCGGATGTTGCTATCCAGGTCCCCCGCCTGATCGACCAGCATGAATCGGTACACATCCTTGGGTATCAGGCGCCGCTCGATCGGCAGAAACAGGTCGGGATTCAGCTTTTGATCGGCCACGGGGGAGGGATCGAGTAACTGCTGGCAGTTGAACGTCCTCGTCAGTTTCAGATCGTCCCAACGCTTCTGCGAGACGTATACCGGCTTACCCGTAGCCGTTCCATCGTCGCTCCCGGGCCGGAACCGATACTGATACCGGGGCTCCCCGTCCGGTGTTTTGATCCCCCGGATGTATGTCAGCGGATCCGCGTGGTGGTAGTACGTCCCGATCACCCGATGGTGCCCGTCGTCCGTCCCAAGGTTCTGAGACGAGTCGAATTTCGTCTTGACCTTCTCCATCATGTCGGGGGATTCGGCCATGTCCTCCGTCGAGATATCGTCGTACACCCGCCGCTTGAAGTGAAATCCGGTCGGCATCCCTTCGACCAACCCCCAGGCCGATATGTTCGGCTCCTTGCGGTTCGTCGTGCGCTTGAGGATCAGCCCCTCGTCCAGACTCCACAGCGGAGCTTCCTTCTCGCAATCCTTCCAGACAACATCAGGGAAACAATGGTGCAGGATCCGCTCGTTCTGAAACGTCTCCTTGATGCTGAAAAGGAACTTCTTCGCAACCGGCCGCACATACGAGAAGATCCCGGTCGCTTCGTTCGGCTCCCGCAAACAAAACTGAATCGTCTCCGCGATCGTGATGATCGTGCTCTTGAAATGCTCCCGGGCCCATACGTCCAGCGTGTAATCCTTCGCCCCCGTTTCAACGTCACGGCAAGCCTTCACCACAAACGGGTGATTCGCTATCGGAATTTTCAGGACGAAATAGACGATGAAAAACAGATCATCCAGAATCCATTGCCGTAAGGCGTCCCGCTCCGGCCACTCCTTACTCGCAATCTTCGACGCCAATACCCCGTAGTCCCATTTGTACGGGCACCCGGGGATCGGCTCGAACTTCTGACCGTTTATCTCTATCAAGGCCCGGACATTCTCATCGGCTTCGATCTCCTGCGTCCAGGAGTCCACCCATGCTCCACGGCGTTCAGCAACCGCTTCTGAGCCATGGCCTTCTCGAAACTCGTCTTTTTCGCGTGTACCATGTTCGGCGTCTTGACCTGATACCCGCCGTCCTTCTTCGTCACACTCACGGGCATAACGTCACCACTTGAAGGCGTTCGGATCGTTCGGATCCATCGGTTTGGGCTTCTCCGGCCGCGGCTTCGGTCGTAACTTCCGCTTGATATACTCCGGGTCGGTACTCGCCGTCGCATAGTCCAGCAAACGCTTTGCAGATCGGATCGGACTCGTCAACGTATCAACGAAATCGTCCCCGGCGCCGGCCATCAATGAACCTCCATGTCAGGCAAATCAACGAATGGGAACAGCGCACAATGAAACTCCAACTTGCTCCGCAGATACTCCCCCAACCCCGCCCCCTCACCCAAAATCATAAAAAATTGCGCCGGCATCGGGAGACGAGAATCGACATAGGACTCGGACGGGCGCGGGGTCCTGCCCCCCCCCAAGCGCACGGGCGGCGCACCCGCAGCGCACGGACGCGCATCCACGCGATCGCAGGAAGGTGCGGAAGGTGGGTGATCGCTGCGATTGGTCATGTCATGGGAGGAAGGCGATTCGGGAAGGGTAGGACATGAGCCCTTGGCCTTGGTCGCGTGGTCATTTGACATAATAGCCATTACAGGATATTATCATCCCTGTTTTCATTGAGGATTTCGGCTTCGACGGTTTTCCCATCCCCCAAAGCACAACCTGTAGTTGTCGGGAGGGCTGCGTTCATGTTGATTTGGACGAATGAGTAGTTGTCTCCCCCGCCTTCCTGACGGGTGGGGAAAGCCCTGCTGCTGTAGTCCTTCATCACGGTCGTAACATCGGACCCCCGAAACTTCTTCATCTTCAAGCCCTTGTCGAAGATATGGTCCGTGAGTTTCCCCAACATCTCATTCCGGGAAGCAGATACATAGGCCTGCGGATCCTGCCCTGCATCTTTCATGGACTTTCGTGCTGCCTGTACGGTGGCTGTGGATATCTTGAGGGTTGCTGCGGTTTGCCTTACTGAAAAACCTTGGGATATAAGGGCTTTTATGGACAGGTCGAGTGCTTGCCTTGTTATGCTCCTTTGTCTGCGTGGTCGTGGTTCTACCTTGACGGTTTCCATGGCTTGTTCCATGGTTGAGGATGATACGCATACCTTAAATTCGGTGTCAAGGGTTTTTTGCACAGGCTGTGGGATTCTGAGACAAGAGGGGCGAAGCCCTGCGACTGTGGTTTTGATCTTTCCTTTTCCTTCTCCTTTTCCTTCTCCTTGATACCCCATGGGACCATAGAGGGATAGGGGGAGGGATGGGGTATGGTATACCCTCATGCTATGGTGGGAGCGGGAT